AGTACGACCCGTTCGGCCAGCAAGACGGAAACCTGACAAACCAGGGGCAAGGAGACCAAGGCGGTGGAGTAGATGAAAAACAGTGAGTACTGGAAAGTGCGGTTCGAGCAGCTTGAGCGGGCGCAGCACCAGAAAGGCGTGGAATGCTACGCGGGAATCGAAGAGCAGTACCGGCGGGCGCAAAGACAGATAGAAAGCCAGATTGCCGTGTGGTACCAGCGTTTCGCGGACAACAACGGCGTGTCCCTGCAGGGGGCGAGGCGCATGCTAAATAAGCGGGAACTGGCAGAATTGAAATGGGATGTCAACCAATATATCAAATACGGGCAGGAAAACGCCGTCAGCCAGCAATGGGTGAAGCAGCTGGAAAATGCGTCCGCACGCTACCATATCAGCCGGCTGGAAGCCTTGAAGCTGCAAACCCAGCAGAGCCTGGAAGTGATGTTCGGGAACCAGCTTGACAGCATTGACTCGACGATGCGCGACGTCTACAAGACGGGGTATTATAAGACAGCCTTTGAAATCCAGAAGGGGGTCGGCGTTGGATGGGACTTTGCCACGTTGGACGAGAAAGGCATTTCCAAGGTAATCAACAAGCCGTGGGCGGTGGACGGGAAGAACTTTTCCGAACGGGTGTGGGGCAACCGCCAGAAGCTGGTCAACGAACTGAATACGGAGCTGACACGGAACGTCATATTGGGGCAGGGGTATGGGAAGGCCATTGACAATATTGCCCGCAAAATGAACACTTCAAAAAATGTCACCAAGCGGTTGGTGTTGACGGAAGGAGCTTTTTTTAACAGTGCCGCAAGACAAGACTGTTTTAAAGCGTTGGATGTCGAGGAATATGAAATACGTGTGTCCTATGATGAGAAGACATGTGACATATGCCAGGAAATGGAAGGAAAACATTTTGCGACATCGCAATGGGAGCCGGGGGTAACGGCCCCGCCGTTTCATGTCAATTGTCGATGCGACCAGATACCATATTTTGATGATGAATTTAGCGCGATGGGAACCAAGGCGGCGCGAGACGAAAATGGGAAGACAGTATTCATTCCGGCCAACATGACCTATGATGAGTGGAAGAAAGTTTTCGTGGAAGGTGACAAAACGGGGTTGCAGGAAGTGAAAATGACTATGGAAAAATCGCGGGATATGGGGTATAATGTAAGAAATGAAAAAGAATTTGAATCTGTCGCTAAAGGTATCAAGTCGGAAATCACAAAGTACGCTTCGAATCCATCAAAATGGAGTGGAAAGATAAACGTGAATAATGACTTGGCTCGAAAAAACGTGATTGGTGAAAAGGAATGGACTTGCGATATATCTGTTGTAGACACCGCAGATGATGGGACTGTCTGGCATGAAATGCTTCATGCGTGTTCGGCAAGTTATTATACGCCAGATATTTATAAGCATCATCGTTTCATAGAAGAGGCATCCGTTGAATTCCTTAAGAGGCAGATATGCCAGGAAAACGAAATTGCACATGTGCATGCGTATGAAAACCTTGTACTCGTTCTGCAAGCGATAAACGGTAAGTTCCATTATGGGTCGGATATGGAATTCGCGAGAGAGCTGTTTAACGTGCCGCTTCCTGACCGTTATGAGTGGTTGGAAGATAAAGTTGTGAACAGTTTGAAAAGTGAAAATGTTTCCTTTGAAGATTTTAACGAGGTGTTGCTTTTTATCAGGATTTTGAAAGGTGGAGAAGATGGAAAAATTACTTAACTTTATCAAAGAATATAAAAGCGAGTACAGTATCACGAGTGATTCGACCACTGCGGAGAAACTAAGACACAAGGCGTTTCTTCATGAGAAAACCGATAAGGAGTGGTTGGAACTTGAAGACGAAATCAAACAATATGTTGCTTCTGGTCCTTCCGAGTCTGAAATGGACATTTTGTATGAATTCGGTGAAATGGTCTCAATGTCTTGCTCGGCAATCAGGAAACGGGAGGAACATCATGACGACATTGATTAATATGCTTGTTAGTGAAAAAGGCCAGTTGTTCACGATAGGCCACGGGCGACGGGTTCGGTTGGCGTGTTGCAAGCCGGAAATCAGCATTTACGAGAAGGTCACGAAAGTCCCGGTCTTGGGAAAGGCGGGATATGCGGAGAAGAGAATGCGGTTCACCGTCACGTTGTGCAGGGACATGGAATTTTCCCATGAAGTGACGGACGAGGCGCTTCGAAAGGTGGAGAGGTACGAGCTTACCGCCGACCTCATGCGGAACGACGGAATCGTGGAACGGTTTTATTTCCATAACGTTTCCCTCGAGGAAATCAACCCGGAGGGTGAGTGGAAATTCGAGGTGGATGCTACCAGGGAGCAGATGGGGAAATTACTGGCAATGTCAGAAGCATAGGAAACAAGCACTTTTGAACTAAAATTTCAAGGGTGCTTTTTTCGTGCCTTGAAAGGAGGTGGACACGGTGGTCATTACTGGAATGAGGCATTTTGAAAACGTATGCCAGAAGAAGTTGGTCGAATGGTATCGCGAGAAAAGACCCAACACACCGATTGATTTGGGCGATGTCTTCATCGTATGGTCATGTAAGACGTTGCAGAATTACAAGTGCCTGGCATCGACCACGGTTAGTGGCGACGGCATTTATGCGGAGTACACGTACAATGGCGACAAGCAGGAATTGTACGAAGACGTGTACGGGAAAATCACGAATGCACGCCACACGGGAGAGTAGGTCATCCCTTGCCACGGGATTGTAGTGGCGTTGAAAAACATCCGAGAGGATGCTTTTTTATTGCGGGTTGCCAAGCGTATAACCGAACGAACCAAACAATCATGTGTGAGTGAACACGTAGAAAAACGTAATTGAAAGGATGGTAGCAAGAAATGACAAGAAAAGAATTAGAGGATTTGAAGCTTTCCAAGGAGCAGATTGACAGCATCATGAAAATTAATGGCGATGACATTGAGAACGCGAAGGCCGCGTCGGCATCCGAACTTAAGAACTTGCAGACCGAGGTTGACGGGTTGAAGACGCAGGTGTCCGAGCGTGACACGCAGCTGGAAACGCTGAAAACGTCGGCGGGGGACAACGAGGCGTTGACGAAGCAAATCGCGGATTTGCAGGCCGAGAACACCAAGGCGAAGGAAAGCCACGGATCCGAAATGAACCAGTTGAAAGTGGACTTCGCGGTGGAAAAGGCGCTGACCGTGGCGAAAGCGAAGAACGTCAAGGCGGCGAGGGCGTTGCTCGACCTGACGGACGCGAAGTTAGACAAGGACGGCAACGTCAAGGGGTTGAAGGAGCAGATTGACAAGCTGGTCGCGGGTGACGACACCAAGTTCTTGTTCGAGGCCGCGAAGAAGCAGACGTTCAAAGGTTTCCAGCCGGGAGCTTCGACGGCGCAGAAGCCGGGGGCGGAGGTCGACATGTCAAAAATGACCTACGAGGAATTGGAGGCATACATAGAGAACAACCCGGACGCAGAATGATGACGATTTCCAAGAAAGGATGATGAAAAATGGCTAAATTTGACGCAAAGAGTTTTAACGAGAAAGCATTCGGAAAGTACATGTCCGCCATCCCGAATGTGAAGCTGAACAAGCTGAAAGAATCAAAGGCGATTGTTTCCGACAAGAGGCTGCGGGAAACATTCGTCACCAATACCCAGACCGGGACCGTCTACGCGGTTCTCCCGTACTTCGGGCTGATTGGCGGCACCGCGCTGAATTATGACGGGGAAACGAACCTGACCGCCGAAAGGACGGACACCTTCGAGCAGGGCGTATTCACTTACGGGCGCATGATGGGGTGGACGGAGGCGGACTTCTCCTATGACGTGACCGGGGGAGCCGACTTCATGGCGAACGTCAGGAACCAGGTCAACCGCTACTGGAACGACGTGGATCAGGCGACCTTGCTGGCAATCCTCGACGGCGTGTTTGCCATGGCCAGTACCGGCAAAGGGGCAATCAAGGCGGCGAACGCCGAGTTCGTGGAGAAGCACACCTATGACATTTCGGACGAGGCGACGGAAGAGGGGCAGCGCATGGGCGCGACTTCCCTGAACGTGGCCATCCAGAAGGCTT